GTGACCGATAGCCAATTCGACGCGCTCGGCATGGTCGACGCGACCCACGTGATCCCGTCGTTCGAGTACGCGGCGGCGGTCGTGGTCGAGGCGACGGCGACGAACCTCCCGGTCGTTGGGTTGACGGTGACCGATCGCCAATTCGACGCGCTCGGCATGGTCGACGCGACCCACGTGATCCCGTCGTTCGAGTACGCGGCGGCGGTCGTGCTATCGGCGACGGCGACGAACCTTGTGGGAACCACGAACGCCGTCCCGCTCGTGACCGACAAGGCATTCCCACGAAGCGCAACGTCCGCGGCCGGCGTAAACATGGCCGGCGTGTTCGTGGACGCCGAGGCGTACACGTTCCCCGAGACGAACAGGGACGTTCCGGACGCCGCCGAAGTCCCAACACCGAGGAATGAATTTCTAGTGAAAATTGAGAGAGTATTAAGTGTCCCCAGATTCGCCAATGTTGAGAAGACGTTCGTGGACCGGATCGCATTCGAGACGAAGGCGTTCCCGGAAACCTCGAGGGCGTTCCCGGTCGGGGTCGTGCCGATACCCAGGAACTGACCCGTCGCCATCGTAAAGTTGGTCGTGTTCGCCCGTCCGGTCACGTTCATTGTTGTCGCTCGGACGTTGGTCGTGGACAGGGCATTCGACGCGTAAACGTTCCCCGAGACGTAAAGGGTCGTCCCGGACGGGGCCGCCGTCCCCACGCCTAGAAACCTCGTGCCCGTGGTGAATATGGAACCAGTGTTGAGCGTCAGGACGTTCGCACTGGTCGTCGCATAGACGTTCGTGGTTGTCACGGCGTTCGAAATGAAGGCGTTACCCAGGACGGCCAAGTTGGCGCCACCGGTCACGGGAGTCGTCCCGATACCGACGTTCGAAGAGACGTAGATGGTCGTCGCGTTAGACGCCAGGATGTTAGAATTTGTGACCGAGATCGTCGTGGTCGTGAGTGCGTTCGATGCATAGACGTTCCCGGGGACGTACAGAGTCGTCCCGGAGGGATTGGCACGGCCAATCCCTAGGAAGCCCGTGGAGGTTGTGAAGATAGAGCCCGTGTTGAGCGTCAGGACGTTCGCACTGGTAGTTGCAAAGACGTTGGTGGTTTCCAAAGCGTTCGAAATGAAGGCGTTTCCTTGGACGACCAGTGAAGGACCGCCAGCAGCGGGGGTTGTTCCTATACCGACGTTCGACATGGCCGTGAGAGTGATGGAGACGTTGGTCGTAATGGCCGCGTTACTCCGGGTCGTAGTCACATTAGAACCGGTCAGGGAGTTCGATACGTACATGTTTCCATTGATCGTAATAAAAGCTCCAGGGAATAGGGTATTCGTGCCTATTGCGAACGCATTCATGAGAGCGAGTAGATTGGCCGATGAGCCGACATTGATGAGATTTGCCGTGACGCCGGCCGTCTGGAGCGCATTCGAAATGATGACGTTCCCGTCGACCGCGAGGTTGAACCCCCTGTACATGTCCGCGGCCGGGCCTATGAGGACGTTGCTGGTGGCCACGCCCGTGACTATGTTCGATCGGTTCGAGACGTTCATAAAGTCCGCAAAGACTTGGGGCGTCGTGAATGCATTCGAAAGGAAGACGTTGCCACTGACGGCGAGTGCCGGCCCGCCCTGAACCGGCGCGATCCCCACACCGACGTTGGACCGAGCAACGATCGTCGCGACGTTGATTCGTCCAGTCGCGATGAGTCCGTTCGAGGTCATGACCGGCGCATTGATCGCATTCGATGACCCCAGATCGCCCTGGACGTACGCGGTCGTTCCGGACGCAACAGCCGTCCCGAAACCGAAAAAGCCCGACGAATTCACGAGCGCGGCAGTATTGAGCCTCGCGACGTTCGCGGTCGTCACATAGACGTTGGTCGTCGTGATGGCGTTCGAGACCGACGCGAACCCCTGGACGACTAGGGTCGCGCCGCCCGTGACTGGCGGCGCACCTATCCCGATATTGGACGTCACTATCGAAAAGATGTTCGCGGACGTGACATTGAGCGTCCCAGAAAGGATCAGATTAGCCGCCTGAAAACTTGAGACGGAATTCATGGTCCCGAGAACGGCGAGGGCCGCCGAGCCAACCACGTTCGTCCCGATGCCGACACCGCCCGGGCCGGTCACGAAGTTGACATTCATGACCGAGCCCGTGTTGATCGAGGTCGTGACGTTGACATTGGTCGTCGAGACCGAATTCGAGACCTGGACGTTACCCTGGATGGTCACCGTCGCACCGCTGTCCGTAGTCGCTACACCGATCGGACCTGGTATATTTGTCAAGAAATTTACCGAGGTTGTGTTCGCTGCGGTCGTCCATGCGTACTGAAAGGGTATCGCTTGAGTTCCTAAGAGTGAAGTGCCGTCCGTGACGACGCCCAGGTTCGAATAGAACAGGGCGGGCGTCCCGAGGACCGCGAGCGTCCCGCTCATGGTCGTGTTCCCGTAGACGTTGACGTCCCCAAAGTATGTCGTCTGGGGGGTCGTCGGCGTCGACATCTACTAGTACCTGCGAATTATTTGTAGTCGACGCAACGAATAGCCGACTCGAAAAGGTCCTTGATGAATGGCGCGCCTTGGTACGATGTGAGCGTCGCCAGGAGCCCCTGACGGATGTCATCGCCGTTCTGAACCTCCTTGTGGCTTATGATGTGAAGGTGGCCTTGCAATTCAGGACTTAAATTGTCCCACGCGGCTTGGGCCATGGCCCAGTTCTCCTCAGGGCTTAATTTCTTGTCAAAATTACCCTGGATCCAGGCACACATGTGGCGGTACGCAGCCCTCGAGAGGTCGCCGCGCTCAAATGTGTGTTCGGGGTCGGTCAAACAGAGTTCTCCGTTGGAAATGAAGAAGTCCATTAAATTTTATAATGAAATTAAGAGTCTGGGGATGGACGCGGCAGACGTCCTCGGACCATGCGAGTCCGACGCCAAGTCACACACAATTTATAATCTCGATCAAAAATATGTGCGACTCTACGATCGCCAATGGTTCCAGTGGGTTTTCTTCTTCTCCACAAAATCCGGTGTCCACCCAACTCGCTAATGTTCAGTCGACGAGCAAGTACCGGATGAAGGTGTCGACATATAGCACGGATTTTTTCAACACGTTTCAACACGGCAAGGCGGACGACGTATGGGACGAAACGACCGCGTCCGGTGCGACCGTCACGTGGGATCCGACTATGAGCTCCGTCAATTGTCTCGTGACAAGCACGCCGGGTTCCAAAGCGATTCGCCAGACGAAAAACGTCATGCGCTACATTCCAGGCCGTCCGGCTGAGTTTTCAACCGCGTACTTCTGGGGAACGCCCGTGAGCGGGATCAGGAAGAGAATCGGGCAATTTGATGAAAATGATGGATTTTTCCTCGAACAGGACGCCACTGGTGAATACTACTGCGTTATTCGAAGCTCGACGACCGGATCTGTAGTCGAAAATCGTGTAGCTCGTTCGAGCTGGAACGGCGACAAGCTCTATGGGAGTGGTCCGAGCGGTGTCATTTTGAATAAGAATGCGACGCAGGTCATCGTCGCCGACTACGAGTGGTATGGCGCCGGTGCCATAAAATTCAGTTTCGTCATCGGCGACAATACGGTCATCATCCACACGTTCTATTCGGCAAACATCCTCACCACGCCTTGGTGCTCAACACCCTTCATTCCCATGCGCGTGGAGATTGAAAATGTGTCTTCGGGCCTGGGTGATTCCATGTTTCATTTTTCGCAGTGTCATTCCAGCGAGGGGGCGTCCGACAATCTCGGAACACCCGTGACTATATCGACGCCGATCACGGGCATCAATCTGACGGCAGCGAACACTTTTTATCCCGTTCTTTCGATTCGACTCAAGTCGACGAACGGGGGCCTGCACGCTGTTGTCGTTCCTCAAACACTCCAGGAGGGTACGCTCGACAACGCGTTCGTGTTTTTTAAACTCGTGTTGAACCCTACGTTGACCGGAGCCAATTGGACCAATCACCCCACGACTGCGAGCAGTGTTCAGTACGACACGACATCGACGGCATACACGGGTGGAACAATCCTCGAAGAGGGGTTTGCAGCCACCGGTACCAACAACATTCTGCTCCTGAACAGAGACCAGACTGGAAATTTTCAGCTCGGCCGAACGACGCTCGGTACAGTCAGTGACATTTTGACGGTCGTCATGGCGGCCACCAACGCAAACAAGACGGCCATCGCCGTCCTGGGTTGGATTGAACAGCGATGAGTCGGGGCAATCTTACTAATGAGTGGACCTCATTTGAGTTTTCTATTTTTGATCGAGATTATAACTAGCAGGCCGAGCAACGCGACGCCGACCAGGATCATGAGCTTTTGCTTTTCGCCCGTACCTTCCCATGGTACGGGCGGCGGGAGGCTCGCGGGTCGTTCTGGGTTAATCGGGACGTGTTCGGCCTCGAAGCGGAGTAAGAACATGTTCCGGCCCAGATCACTCCCGGACCCCGAGGCGTCATAAAAGACGTTCCCGTTATTCGGCTGGCGCCACGTGATCGTCAACCGATCGATCTTATCAATTCTTGATGGAAATTCAGTGGTGATCCGATAATTCGCATTGTAGAACTCGTCGTTACCCTGGACCTTGATGGGGATCGTCGCAAATGACCCGTAAAAGGCGTTGGCCGTCGGGACCATCAGATTGCTCGTCCCGCGGGCCTGGAGGGACGCCGCCGTCAAGTGCGTCGGGGTCCTGAGTTCCAGAATATCGAGCGTGATGAACTGGGACGTGTTCATGCCGGGCAACATGGCCGTCAGGAGCTCAACCTTGGAGACGTTCCGGATCGGGGTCGTCAGATGCAAAGTGTAATTGTTTGAATTTGGAAACAAAATTTGATCCCGATTATTCGAGTCCGCATAGACCACATACTCTTGGGGCATCTCTAGTAAGATCGTAGATCTTATTTACCCTGCTGGGTCACGAGCCAAGGGAACACGCGGTTCCCAGGGACTCGGTCCTTAGGCCTGCGCCTCGCCCCAGAAGAGGTTTGCTTGAACATTTGCAATAGATGCCGTGGAAAGGTTAGTGATCGTAATAAGAAGCACGTCAGGTCCGTCGGGGAATTGCTGGTTTCCACCGATGACCGAGTTGGACATCTCCTTGAGACCCGAGAGGTCCAGGTTATTCTGATTAGCGGCCTGGACGATTGTCGATAAGATGCGTTCGCCAGGCAGAGCCACGCCGCCGATTAATTCGCCCGGATAGATCTGGGCGAAACTTGGCTGAGATCCAAGGGCGACCGTATTGACGTTTATCCACCGGGTCGGATCGAATGTCACGCCGGTGGGATTGAGTATACCGGTTGTATTGACGGTTCGGTCGCTCGTAATCTCGAGCTTTTGAAGCAGGATCTGCGCGCGATTCACGAGTTCGCGCGCGCCGATATCGCCGACGACGCCGTTCGACACCGAAGGCGCCAGGCGAATCGCAAAAGCCGATCTCGTTTGAGTTGCGGACAATGTGATGGACGTATTGGCATAATTGAAAAAGTAACCGCGGTCCTGGTCGAATGAACCATCCATGAGGAGAGCCGAGCCCCAATGGGTAAGGCTCGGCGCGCACGTGACGCTCAGAAGGTTCACGGACGTCGTGGTCGCATGGTTCGAGGAGGGGGCGCCTGTGAATGTGCGGGCAATGTCATTCACGTTGTAGTTGAGCGCGGTCGCGCGCGTCAGTCCCGTGAATCCGGTGGTCGTCTTGGCCGCGTACGAAACCTGTTCGTTGTCGATGAGGAGCGTCCCGGAAGGCGGGAAGAACAGCGTGCTGTCCGTGACCGTGATAGACGTGTCGGTCGGGCCCATGTGCGCCGCCAGGGTCGTCGCGGCCGCACCAGTCTCGTTCATGATCTCGTAACGCACGGGCATGTTACCTGTACGCATATAGGCCTCGTCGTTCACGTTGTTGTTCTTGATGCGATGGGCGTAGACCCAATTGCCGTCGACGCCGCGCATCATAAAGTCGACGAAGCCGGCGCCGTACCAAGTGTACTGGAGCCCGACCATCTGCATCTTCGAGGCGTCAAACTTGAAGCCGGACGCGCCCGCGCCGTCGATCGTGTCGCGGTTGAACAGATTCTGGGGCGTCCGCAGATCCTTAATCTTGCACGCCTTGATCTGCGCCGAGGCCGTGATCGACGAAGCTCCGCGGTACGGCGGGTTGAACGACAAGAGACCCTGGCCCTGAATCTGGACGACCTGGTGCGTCATGCCGCGGATGACGAAGCGATCGTCCACCTTGAGTTGATCGGCAAAGCGCGTGTTCGAGGTGTTGAAAGTGGTCGACGTAAAGTCGCCCGCGGCCGCGAAAGCGACGGTCGATGGCGTGAAAGACAACGTGACGGCCGAGGCTGCCTGGACCGCCGTGACCCAGACGGGCCCGAGGGACTCGTACCCACCGAGCGTGTAGGCCCAGTCGCCGACCGACAGGGTTCGGTTGAGGCCCGTGACGCTCACGTTCGAAGACCCGATGGGAATTGCCGGTACGCCCGTCGCCGACGAGACTGCGCCGGCGTTGGTCGCGGTAATCTGACCGGCCATGCGCTGGCCCTGGGGATCGACCGTTATGTACCCGTCGAGCTGAAGCGTCGACGTGCGCCGAGTCACGTAAAGAGTCTGGCCGTCGAACTCCCAGAACATGCCGTTCTGGTCGTCGAACGTACCGACACGGACCGAGGCGCCGTGCCAAGCCGAGATGATGAATCGGGGCTGCTCTGCAAACTGGACCACCGTGCTGGCCGGATAATTTATGCTTGAATTTACAACAAGAGTCTTCGAGTCGGTGACAGAAGCGATCGTGTACGTTCCGTTTATGGTCGAAGGCGAGGCGACACCCTTGATGATGATCGTCGCGCCATTCTGAGGAGCGCCGTGAGGAATATCGGTCGTGATGGTGATCTGCGTACCGGAGACCGTCAAGAGCGCAACGTCATTGTTGGGTGCGAAGAGAGTACCGGACGACCAGAGCAGGCCTTTGCCCGACTGGTACCGGAAAACCTTCTTGGACTGGCGGACGATCGCGGCGCCGTGTGAAGGTTGATTCGTACCCAGGATCACGCCGCCGTCGTAGGGGCGGTGAATGCTGAACGAGTATGGCTGTGGGTAAATGTTCGAAGCGGCTAGACTGACGGTCACGGTCCGGTCGCAGACGACGTTGAAGGTGTTGGCGCTCAGAACGTTCGAGACGAAGAAGTTTCCGTTGAACGTCAGGCCCGAAGCGTTCGAGGTGATGGGCGTGCCGGCCACGAGGCCGTGAGCGTTGGACGTGCGGATGGAGACGTTCGTACCCGGTGCGACATCGGCGCTGATAAACCCGACCGGAATCTCCATCTGGGACGAATTGAAGATGCCACCCTTGCGGATGACGGTGTAAGGCGTCGAAATGTTCGAAAGGCTGGTCAGAATTTGACCCTTGGCGACGTAATTGCACGTGTTCGCCAATGCATTCACGTTCGAGACCAGGAAGAAGCCTTCGGCCCGGCCCGACTTGCGGTCCGAGCTCGACAGGCCGGAAACTGATAGAACTGAGCCGACCGAAACGGAAGATGCACTAGTAATTGCATTCGCAAAGTAGACGATCACGTTCGCTCCGAGTGTGCCGTCGACCTGTACGTTCGAGATGGTAAAGTCCGTCCCGGGAAGTTCAAAAAAGCTCGGAAACTTGCGGAGCTCCTGGTACGTCTGCCACTTGGTCGCCTGCAGGCCGTACTCAAAGTCCGCGTCGATCAGAGATTGACCCAGAGACACACGCTGGCGTTCGATAGCGTCCGTCCCAAAATCATAAGGGCGCGTCTGGATGATACCCTGATATGGGCTCCCCTGAGTGCCGTTGATGTTCATTACTTAGTACTCACTTTTTTAGTTTGCCGATTCAATTTCGAGCGTAAAAGCCCAGTCGAGGCCGTTGTTATTCAGGATATTACCGAAGCGGTCCAGGACCGTCACCGTCAGGCGGTCCAGGCGGTTCGAGCGGTCCGTAAAAAGAACCTTCTGGTCCCAGTTGTTGCTCTCCGTGTAGTTGAGGATCGAGCCTGATCCCCCAGTCACTGGCACCTTGTACGTGATCTGGGACGGGTCGAGCGAGGCCGTCCCGACTTCGCCGATCCAGATGGATATGTACATGTCGAAATTGATTATGTACGTGTTGGTCGCCGTGACGTTCGTGCCGACCTGGCCGTTCGTGAACCCCATCAGGGCCGCGAGGGACAGGGGCGCGACCACGAACGTCAGCGAGCCCGAGGCCGAGACGAACTGGATCTTGTTCGAGACGGGCCCGATGCTGAACTCGCCGACGCCGGCCGTCACGAGGGCGTTGAGGCCGTTAATGAAGGACGTCGCATTGTAGTTGCCCGGGGCTAGCGTGTACGTCGTCGTGTTCAGTACGAAGCTGTTGTACGGGGCCCGGACGTTATAGAACCCGACTGGGATCTGAGCGTCCTTGAGGGCGACGCTGCGGACTGCACGATGGCGATTTCCGAGGATCGCAGTGAGCTGGAAAGGATTCCCATTTAATTTAGAAATGGAAGCCTGACCGGCCGAACCAGTCACAGTCGTCACGTTGGAGGTTGAGCCCGTGTCAACGTGAATCTGGTACTTATTCATTATTAGATACTAAGGGTTTATTTCTCCAGCAGAGAGCCGCCGACGCCATCGGCGATCGCATAGTCGCGCATCTGATCGCGGACCATGTCCGAGCCGCCGCACAGGCCACCTGGGGTCAGGCCCAGGGTGTAGTAGTCGGCCTTCTCGCTCGGGCCTGGGGTGCACTCCAGGCTCGGCTTGATCTCGAACAGGCTCTTGGGGTCCTTCTGGACGTTCGGGCCCGGGGTGATGGTGATGTCAGCGCTCGAGTAGCCGCTGGAGCGGGCGCCACGGACCAGCAGGACCAGGATCGCCACGAGCAGACCGATGATGAGGGCGTGGACCGTCAACTTTGCAACCTTGTAAAGCGCCATTTGATTTTTGTCAACATTATTTTCGGGACCCCCTGCGTTA